ACTACAGACACAGGACTTGCTGCCCTCCGCGACATAAGACAACAAGCCAAACATGAATCGCTAGGGGACGTCTATGACGACTGGGCTGACGCTGCAATGTACGCTCGCAGTAATTTCCTGGATAATATACACGATCTTAGTAAAGTTGAGCAATTCATAACTGAACAACCTAAGCTCGCTTCAAAGATACTGTCAGTTACCACACAATCACCAAATCAGCTCACTTTAGGGAATCTGGTAAACCCCACTCTAAGAACAACGCAAATTCACCAAAAACTAGCCCGCAACTACTGCCGTGTCACCAACGCCAGTGGTATTGGTAGATGCTACGCATTGGGTTTCAAATCCAACTTGCTGGTAACTGTTTCGCATATGTTCGACGAAGAGGGTGACAGCTGCAACATCGACAGTGGTGACAAGACATACAAAGCTAAAGTCATCAAGCTCATCCGAGACCGAGATCTAGCAATTCTGCAAGTAACAGATAAGACCTTTCCTCCTTTTCTGGACATTACAAACATGTTCATAAAGGATACACCACCTCAAGTGGTTGAGGCCATGTACATTCGTCCCATACCAGGGGAGTTCTCGACGACAACCTCAAAAGCAAAGTTTCATGAGAAGGTCGAAGATATCAAAGACCCCGGTAACAAGCGATACTGTCCCACCAAGAAGATAATTGAGTATTCGATTGTCAGTGTCACGAATACATTACGTGATGGAGATTGTGGTCTTCCTTTACTCGTTCATACCAACAACGAGTATAAGATCATTGGCCTCCATAACGCCTACCACACCTTCCTTTCTCGCATGTTCTTTTCAGCTGTAACCACATCCGACTTTTCACATGTCAGTAATGCGGTTATAGATGATGAGGAAGAGGAAAAACCAGTTGAGAAAGAAGAGACTCCAATCAAAGAGGAACCTCAGGTTGAGTTTACAATTGGATACATGGACGATTATACTTTTACGAAGTTAAACGAACCTCACACGGTATCTAAGTTTGAGAAAGTTTCCGATTTAAATGTGGTCGGATTCTCAAAGTCATTGTTCATGCATTCAAACCCGAAACATAAGAAGGTATTCCTACCTGCCGCTGGTACAATAGAAGAATGTCCATCTCTTCCATCTTGTACTGATATGTCCAGGGTACTGGATGACTCCAATCTAGTAAAAGACAGACACGGTGTACCGTGTCCACTGTTTACCCAAGCCGTGAAATATTCTCTCTCAACCGAGACCTCTGGACGGTATGACGAACGACTCCTCGACTTAACGTGTGAGTATGTTAAAACATACTACGAAATTAATTATGCAGAACCCCGCGATATCGGTGTAAGCCGTATCATCAATGGTTTTAGAAACTTGAAAGGACTGGACCTAACAACATCAGCCGGTCCAAAAATGAAGCTGAAGCACAGAATCCACACAAAAGAGCCACTCTTTATTAGGTGTGGGGAAGATAGGTCTGATAACACGCGTCCATGGTATCAAATAGCTTCAACTGAAGCTGGACGCGATCTCAAGAATGACTACTACAACTACGAAGCAAGTATCGAAAAAGGCGAGCCTATAACATTCGTCTGTAAAGATAATGCTAAAGTAGAGTTTTTGCCCAAGGAGAAAGTCTATAAGGGCAAGGTACGATTATTCAACGAGATAGATCTGTCCATAAATATGCTTCTAAAGAAGTACTTTGGA